TTCTTGCACATTCCTGCACCGCGAACTTTGCCACCTTTCTTGTAGCCTTTGTTCGCCATAGCCATGCCGCCTTTAGACATCTTAGTCATTCCGCCCATGTTCATTCTCTTAGTTCCGCAACCAGCCATACCGCCACTCCTGAACTTACGGCCTTTATCGGCCTCAACGTAATCTTCCCCCACGCTTTGTGGGATTCCTACCTTCTTGGCAAACTTGGGGTTATTCGCCACCGCTGCCATCAGGTTGTGTTGTTTCTTGCTCTTGCTTGGCATCTTTCTTTCCGCCTTTAATGCTAACTAAAGTAGGCTTTGGTTCGTCCGTCTCTTCTTCGTGAAAAGCTTGTAGAGCAAATGCAAACTCTAAAACCTCTTCTGGAGTCCAACGCCCCTTAGAATAACTCAGAATGGCTAATGCTACGTCTACCATCGAGTATTCTAAGTCTTTCATTTAGTTACCATTTTACCTTATCCGCCCAGTAGGCTGCGCTCATCTTACCCTTGGCAATGTTCTTACCGTGTCGGGCTTTAAATGATTTGCGCTTGGCCTTCATTCTAGCAGACTCACCAGACTTAGGCTTACCAGCAGTAGACGCGCCTTGCTCACCAAACCGAATGATCTTTTCCTTCCCGCCTTCACAAGCCTTAACTACATGAGACTTTTTGGGGTGAGAAGGAGTTCTCTTCGGCTTGTTACAAGCCATCGCTTTCTTGTCAACTTGCTTAGCCATTAGCTGTAGAACACCGTCATCGCAGTAATGTTAGTAAGTGCGGTGATATAGACATCACTAGCACAGCGAATACCGTAGTCTGGAATATTGATTGAATGCGAATCTTCTGTAGCAAAATCAATATCTAAGACTGTAGCGCCGCCGTTACCATCAGTAATAGTCAACCGCCCCGCACCCACAGCACTAGTAAGCACTTGAACTTGGCGTATACGAGCTGGGCCTACGGCCAAACTGCCAGTACCACCAGCAGCAACTCGTTTGGTTTGAATATCTGAACTAGACATAGGTCTCTCCTCTAGTTAGTAAGGATTAACCTGCCGAGATAGATAGAGTAACACCGTCAAGCCAAATAGCACCAGCAACACCCGGATCAGAAGTAGGGATTACGATTACGTTAGCTGTGTCGGTAGCTGTTAGAGCACCAGTAGCAGTTACAGTAGTTGCAGTTACAGCGCCTGTTACGTCGCCCTGAAAGCCGTTAGTCGAGATGACTGGGCCTGTAAAGGTAGTATTCGCCATTTTGAGAATCCTCACATGCGAGTTAATTTTGGGGTGCATCTGTCTGCATGTCGTCAGCCGGGACTGTCAGATACACCGGATGACCCCGGTACAGTTACTATATACCATTTCGGATATAAGTACACAATACTTAAACAAAAAAAGCCCACCTGTGGGGGGTGGGCTAAGACTCTTCAAGGGAGATAAAACAGTTTTACAGTATCACTTAATTCGGGTCTCGTAAATGTTTCTTACCCACCATATAAACATATCTTCACCAAGTGTGTGTTTCATAGTATTTACCCTAGCAGCAAGTAGCTGTACGTTTTCCCGTACGTAGGGGCCTTGGGGGTTTATACGATCTATTGAGGCGTTAAACTCTTTCTTCTTCCTGTCGCCGTAGGCGCCATCTCTTTGGTGAGTCATAAGCACGCCAGATAACGCACACTTACCATCTTGCATTTCCCATAGGTCAACAACGTCTTCATTGGTTAATTCGTATTGAACGCCCTGTTTAAGGCGTTGGGATTTTAGTTGAGTATTTAATACTCGAAGGTAGGATTCAGGGGTAGCAGAGGTTTTTCTTGCTCTTTGCGCTGTAACGCACGGTTGGCAGACACTACGAACAAACCCTTCTTTAAAATGCTCGAACTGGGACAACGGCCTAGTTTTATTGCAAGAAGCACATATCCTAGAATTTTGTGGTTCTTTTGACGTTTTCTTTTGTTCTCTGGGCATGTAGGGTCTCCACAAAAGAAAGGGGGCCGAAGCCCCCAATCTTAACACCTTTTGACTTCTTATGAAGCGCCGGGTGAACCGAAAATGCCCAGTGGGTCAGATACGCCGAAGCTGTATCGCTCACGAGCCTTATATCGGCTGTTGCCTGTGTCAAAGTCTGCGTCCATGCTAGTTTGCATAGGTGAGCGGACAAAGTGCTTCAGGCCGTTAGGTACGTCAGTCATCAAGAACCACGCATTGGTGTCAGTCAGGTAGTTATTTACTGTGTAACCACCGGGGATTGAACCATTGTTGCGGATTGCGTTGATGTCGTTATCGGCTGTAGACACACGAAGCTCTGTATCCAACAAACGTGTTGCAACGAATTGCAGCGCAGGTGGGATAACCAGCTTAGAGGGCTTAGCAGCGATAAGGAGACCACGCTCATCAGTCCAACCAGCGATCTGGATAACGGCAGCTTCAAGTGAAGTTTCGTTAAGATCGGCTGCAACAGCAGGACGGTTTGAGTTAGTGCCACCAGAAACGAGTGGGTGGTCAGTCGCACACAAAGTCTTACCGTCACCATAAGTAGTGCCGGAGAAAGCGTTGTTGAGGATGGCAGCACCCTTAACTTGCTTAGTGTACGCCATCGCACGTGCGAGAGCCTTCGTGTAACGTGAAGAGAGTGAATCGTAGAGGTTATCTTCGATTGCTTCTTCAGTTAACGAGAAGCCCATTGCAACTGTCTCGTGAGTGTAACGAGCAGTCCACGCTTCTTGTGCGTTGTCATAAGAAATAGCAGAACCTTCACCCTTAACAGGTGCAGCGCTAAATCCAGACAGTTTAGTTTCTTCTTCGAAAGAACGGTCAGAAGACTCAGTTTCGAAGATTTCAGCAGCCTCATCACCATACTTAGCGTATTCGAGACCAAAGAGGGCGTTTAGACCCGGTAATAGCTCCTTAAGGAGTTGCGCTCTTGAAATAGCCATTAGTCAGCCTCCTTACACGCCAGTAGTGTTGTTATACTGATGTGTATTGAGTTTAACAATCAACTCAACAAAAGCATCAGCGCCAGTTGCAGTTTCGGCAACAACGTCAATCACTCGGATAGGCAGAGTAGCAGTAGCTGCTGCTGAAGAGCCTAGAACCGATTGACCAGAGTCACCAGTAGTTGCGTCGCCTGTACCTTGAACTACGGACAGGTTTGCACCCACAACAGCACGAGCTGCCGCAGTGACATCGCTAGACGCATCAGTTGAAACAACTTGGAATGCAGCCATAGGATCGTCAACAACGATAGCATAAGCGTCAGTAACGCTAGTGCCGGGGTAGTATTGAGCAGGTGTGAACTGACTCAGGGAATTGACGTATTGAACGCCAACACAAACGCCCACAGTACCACCAGTAGTGGTGCCAGTGAACTTCTCACATGTGCCCGCTGCTACGACTTGAACCAAATCGCCCGCATAGATAGCCACGTTGTAGTCACTCGCAATAGGAATAAGGCGAGTAGCACCAGCGTAAGGCATACCGTCGATACGGTTGATTGGCTTAAAGCCGTAGGGAGCGCTGACTGTTGGATAAGCCATTTTTTAACTCCTAAATTTAATTTCCAGAGCCGAAAGTAACCTTCGATTTTCTGTCATGAAACAGAGGCATACGAGGGTCATTCTCGCGCATCAAGTTATTGTCCACAGAGTGAATTTGCGATTCCGCTTGTTGCTTATAGAAATCGTTTCGCTCTTGGACAAGTTCTACTGGGGCCTTACATAGCATCAAACCACCAACGATGACGTTATCCTTAAACCGCTCATCAGAGACGACATCGGTAAATATCTCGGGGTGATCTTGTGCGCGTACAGGTTCCCAGCCTTCACGTATCTTAGAGGAGACGTTAGTAGCGTCAGATTGACCGTTAGTTGAAATACGAACCCAGTGGTAAGTATAGCCGTCTTCAGGAGTTGGATCAGGCAACACTGTAGGTCGCGTCCAAGCCTTTTTACGGACTGTCTTAGAACGGGTCTCAAGTTCTCTATCTAGTCTATTCTGACTCATTATTGTTTCCTCATTAATTCAGCAGCCTGTTTGGCGTAAGTTTCCAGTGGTACTCCAAGTTTTTTCGCAATAGCTATCTGTGATTGCGTTAACCTAATTTTCTTAGGTCCTGTGCTCCGCGTAGCGGGAGCAACCACGTTGCTAGATTTAGGCTTGGCCTGTACTTCTGGTTCGTCCTCTATCCCATCATCAAACTGATCGGGGAATACTTGTCGCATACGAGAGTTAATTTTCTCGTAGTATTCGTCTGACTGCGGGTCAACCCCGCTCTTTTTTAACTTTGAGTCTAGCCCCAATGCGAAAGCTGTCATTTCGTCATCGGACCCAAACCAAGGGTTCTCTTCTGCCCAAGAAACGGCACGTTCGTCACGAACTGCTTGTGTTTCAATAGGTTGTTGAGGAACTTTTACAGTAGTTTCTCTTGTTTGTAAAGGAGCGGGTTTAAAGTTAGCTACTTTGTCTGCCCGTATTTTAGCAACCGCTATAGCTTCCTGCGCCTCAACAATAGCGTCCGCATCCCCAGACTCGTAAGCATCTTTATATTGACGCTTAGCCATTTCTAGTTCTCGTGCTACTGTCTGCTTAGCTTGTGCAAGCAGTGTTTCTTGGTTTTTAGATACCGTACCAGTTAACCTTTGGTTCTCTTCAACCAACTGCTTGGCGTACGCTTCTAGCGCTTCTCGCTCACGCAAGGCAGCTTCTTTAGCCCTACGCTCGTCGTGATAGCCCTTACTAAAGTGTTTAATTCGGCTTTTCACCTTTTCGGAGTAGTTCTCTAGCTCCTCATCGGTTACTTCTTGGGGTGGTTCAGACGGCTTACGCCCCCTATCTTCTGGAGGTGTATCGTCCTCTACCTCAATTTCTAAGTCGCCCGCTTTGATGGTGTCTTTACCGGGCTTCTTCATGTCTTCCCGACCGACGGCACCTTCTACTTCTAAGGGCGCATCGTCTTCAGCAATATCCACTTCTATCTCTGCGGCTGCTTCTTTATCGGGGTCTGGAAATTCAAACTCTACTTGTTGTCTAGGCATGGTCTATTCCTTATGCACGCGAAACCGCTCGCGGATCGTCAACGACAGCCTCAATCGAGTCATCGTTCATTAAACGATATTCCTGCTTTCCAACTTTAAAGCGCGTACCAGTATTGGCACGGAACATCACGTAGTCGCCTACTTTGCACCAAGGCCCAGTAGGAAATCTTTCTTTGTCGCTATAGGCTTCTGCGCCCATATCCAACACAACACCCACAGTAGACAGAATGTATTCCTCTCTGACTGTTGAGCTAGCCTTTACAAGACCACTGTCCCCAAAGGTCTCCTCCACGTTAGGAAGGGCAATAAGCACCCTGTACCCCACCGGTTTTGGAATCGAGGCTTCTAACTCCTCTTGGGTTTTTATCTCTTCAGCTATCTTCTTTTGCCTTTTCTCTTCCAATGCAGTCATTGCTGGAGCTACCGAGGCGTCAGCCCCCACTCCGGTTACCGTAATGGTCTCAGTCATCTTCATCTTCCATATAGTTACGCGAAAGGTCATTTATTTCTCTCAATGCAACGTCAAGACCTCGAATGACGCCACACACCTCCTTATACCCAGCGTAGTCTTTAGCCCCACCTGAGTTTAAGAATTCTTCGCTAGAGCGTTTATACTCTGTT